GCTTGAGCAGGATTACCTAACAATAATTGATTGTTTTCAAAACCAGCTTCCATCGGTAATGGTTCTGTAGGAGGTGGTGGTGTTAATATCTGGTCAATATTATCCACACCTATCGCTGCATACATTCTTTTGTAAGCTTCGTAAGTACCGTTAGGTCCATGTACTTGTGGGTTAGATTGCACTAAGGCCATCATTTCTTGAGCCATAGCTATTCTTTGTGACTGACTAAATATATCTGGATTTGATATAGGGAAGATATCAACCTTTTCGTCAAAGTCTGATAATTTTATTGTGGTTTCATTATTAGCTACTGCATACGGATATTCTGTAGGTAAATATTCTTGAAACACATCAGCCAACAACCTAAATTCTTTTTTCTGAGAGTTGTGTAATCTTTTGTGTATTGCAGATAAAACTTTTGTAGATCTCTCTAATAAAGCAAGTGTTGTACCTACAGGTGCATTTGGATTGCCTTTACCTGTATTTATTTCTGCTATTGATGCAAATCTTTGACCAGAATCAACTAGGATGTTAAGTAAGCTGAGTAATGTGCCACTTGGTTCTTTAAAAGGTAACGGTTGTATTGAGTCTCTTAATGATCCACCAGGAGCATCAACATCCCTGAACTCTCCTGGTTGTATTGGTGTGTCTTCATCTCTAATTCTAATACCTCTAGTTTTAAAACCAGCGGGTAGGTTGGCTAAAGTTCCAGCATCAATCAACTGTCGCATAATTGATGTAGAGGCTTTTGATAAACCACCAATCATATGAGTTAACCCAAAACCGTAGAATCCTAATCCTGGTAAGAATTTAAAATGAACAAAGTATTCAATTTTATTCTTCAACTCATCATCTTCTCTGTAGTTTCTTCTTACAGATAAAACCTCGCTTGAATTGGCATCTATGGTAACTATGTAAGGTAACTTAATTCCTGTAAGTTCTCCTTCTTCGTCCATATCTTCAAAACCATCCAGCTCTAAATTACAATGCACTTCGTAAAGTACAGACACTTCACCGTCATCATAAGAAGGCTCCATACCTGAAAGCTTTTCTATTTCTTCTTTAACACCAGAATAATTTTCTGCGTCATCACCAGTTCCAATATCTATTTTTCTATAAAATCCTAACGCTTGTAATTTTCTAACTTCGTTCTCTGATATCTTTACAACATTTGTAATTCTAGGACATGACTCTAAGTCAGTTGTAAAGTAAGGAACAATTAAATCTTCTGGAGCGATAAACTTAGAAACTGCTCTGCCTAAATTTTCATCATAATAAACTTTTTTAAATGCCGAACCTGCTAGTGGTAAGTAAAATAAAAGTTGATCTAATTCTTCGTCAAACTCTTCCATAACATGAGTTATCTGATAGTTCATAAATTCCTTGACACGCTGAGCTTGTTCTTCAGCTAGAGAATCATATGCACCTATAACTTGTGTTTTTACTGGACCACCTGAGGGTAAAAGTTCTTTGTAAGCTTGGGCTTGAAAAGTTGTTACAGCTTCGCCTAATAATGGATGTATAACACCTGAAGCACCTTCAAAAGGCTCAGACCTTTCGGCATCAAATCGCATACCTAAATATTCTAGGCCGTCTTTGTAAGTTTTTTCCCAATCCTCTCTAGATGCTTTGTCTTTTTCAATACCAGCAATTAATTCGTTTGATATGTTTGCTAGTTGTCGGTCATCTAAAACTTCGGCTAGGTTTTCATCAAAACCTGTTTCTATTTCTTCGGTCATGGTTTCGCCTAGAATAGCGCTACCATCTTCTTGCATTTCAAAACCTTCGGTTCCTGATTCCATAATTGCTTCTATAGCAACTTTCATGTTTTCTTGACCAAGCGGAACTTTATTTTCTTCGTTTAAAACCGTTGGATTTATGTCTTTTTCAATTGCCATTAGTGTAATACTCTTTCTTTTTCTTCGTATACAGTAGGAGCCACAAATGCATCAACTAAGGTTCCAACAATTTTGATGTTACAGCGTTTTGCTTGCTCTTCTGCTTGTTCCCAAGTTCGGGATATTATGTAGGGTCCACAATATACTTTGCCATCTTCTTCGTATTCAGTAAGAAATATTAACATCATTTTAATAGTATACCCTCTTTACAGGTGCTTTCTCTCTATCTTCATAATCGTCATCAAGAGAAACTAAACCACCCTCTCTAAATCTCATTAGAGCTTGAGTCATAGTATCGCATAGGTCATCATTTTTACCAAAAGGAAATGAAGCACATTCCTCAATCATCTCCTCAGCAAACTTTTTAGGGGGTGCATACACTAAACCTGACTCAAAGATAGGTGCAACTGAATGCATTCTTGTAGATTTATCATGACCTCTTGTTGGTGAATAATTAACCACAGGTATACCTAACCTTCTAAGTTCGTGTGTTAGAGGTGTTCCTGATGCTTTGGCTTCAATCAATACCATATCAGGATCCCAATATTGATATTCTTCGTAAGCCACTCTTTTTAATTCTGGGAAATCCCAACGGTCTTTTTGTGCATCTAACAAAATGATGCAGTCAGGAGAATCGGGTGTAGGTTTAAATACACCCCACGTTGAGATTGCTGAATAGTCTGCTGTTTCTTTTTTACTAAAAGCCGTATCGTAACTTTGAATGATGTAACTAACTGGCGGTAAAGCTTCACTTTCCCATTCATTCCACCACTCTCTTTTTACAATAGATCCTTCTTCAGAGGTAGGTGTTTGCATCCATTGTGCATTCCATTTCTGCACAGGCAAAGATGCTTTTACCTTTTCTAATTCTTCTAAAGACCAGAATCCAGGCCATAAAGGATTGTTAGTATCAGGGAATATCGCTGGAAACTCAACCACTTCCCATTGATCTGCCGAACTTTCTTTTTGTGCGTCCAATAATTTAGCCGTTAAATCAATTGAACTCCAACGCGTCATTACCAGAATGATGGCTCCGCCAGGCTGCAAACGCTGTCTAGGTCCAGATGTGTACCACTCCCAACAGGCTTCCATAGCCGTTGGACTCAAGGCATCTTGTTCTGAATGTGGATCATCAATAATTAATAAATCAGCACCACGACCTGTAATCGCTCCTCCCACACCTGCTGCGAAGTATTCGCCTCCTTTGTCAGTTTCCCAACGACCCGCTGATTTAGAGTCTGCTCGTAAATCTACTTTTGGAAATATTTGTTTGTATTCTTCGCTGTCCATCATGTTACGAACTTTACGACCAAACCTTACTGCTAACTCTCCTGTATGCGTTGTTTGCATAATTTTTCTTTTAGGTTGCTTACCCATAATCCAAGCTGGAAAGTAAGTAGAACAAAATTCAGACTTAGTATGACGTGGTGGCATATTAATAATTAAACGGTTGCATTTACCACTAGCAACGTCCTCTAGTTTTTGCGCGAATATTTTATGATGACGGCCACAAATAAACTCTGGCCACATGTGATTAATAAAACCTAAAAATGTTTCTTGACAGCCTTGTTGTTTTTTTAATAATTCAAGACGTTCTTTGAGGATAAGAGTTTCTTTGATCTCTTGATCGGAAAGATGTGCTAAGTTCATAAAGCAGCTAGCATACTCTCTATACTAACAGGACCACCTGTATTTAAATTTTGACCGTAAAGTTTTTTAACATCTTGCATTTTCTTTTCGGTTGCTTTTATGTCTTTGTTAAATCTATTGATTCTTTGAGCATACTTATCAACCTGAGTGGCTTTGTTTGTTTGTATGTAGTTTTGTTTAGCTTTTTCTAGATCTTTTATTTTTTTTGCATACTTACCTAATATCGGCCTCAAAGCAGCAGCTTTTTGTATTGGATTCATACCCCTGCTCATCATCGCCAAAAGTATGCCGCTCATGCCTTGTGATCCAACAGGGTCTAACAAAACCATATCTTCTATTTTAGGCAAGTCATTATCTTTAATTGCAGGACCACCATCCTTAAATGCGTCAACGCCTTTTTCTTGTACTAGCTTTCTTAATTCGTCATCAATCTTTACGTAGGTACCACTAAATGCTGTAGCTGTATCGCCAGGTAAATTTTCTGTATTTTCCAACTTGGAAATATATTTTTTAGGATCAGCACCTAGCTCTTTTAGGATTTTTTCTATTTCATTAGGAGCATTTTTATCATATAAGTTTTGTAAAAATATTTTATCTCCTCCTCCTTCATCTCCTAATCTTTTTGCAGCTGAATCTACACTAAATCCGTCATATCCTTTTATGACAGCTTCTGTAAATCTTGTACGAATAGGTAGTTTAGCTATTTCAGTACCCGTACTTTTAGCATACGGATCAATCGCAACTCCTGGGTATAAACTTTTATTTAATTTAGTTGCTTTTTTTAGAATGCTTAACCCATCACCAATACTAAAAGTAAGGCTATCGTCATTTACCAGTTCATTAAAGTAATTTAATGCTCTTTCTCCAGGTGTTCCTGGACCATATTTTTGTCGTATGGCTCCCCCACCTAGCTCTTCAAGATCGTAATAAATTTCATCTAAACTTTTACCTAAAGATTCTGTAAAAGGTTTTCCTGTTGCTTCTTCTAAATCTCCTTTGCTTAAAGTAAATCCTTTAAACAAATCTGTAGCTTCGCTTGGAACTAAACCTGCAATTTCTTTACTTATAGCAGCTGATCTATCATTTATTTCTTTTCTTCTGCCTGAGATAGATGGAGAGTCATCAGTTAATCCAGATTTTCTTAATGCTATCGCCTCGTCTTGCAACTCACCTTTCTCTTTTACCAGTTTGTTAACTTTAGGCACAATTTTGTTGTATTCGTCTAATGCTTTCCTACCAGCTTTCAGTTTTTCACCATCAATAAAAGGAGAGATTGGATGTTTTTCTTGAGCTGATTTGACTATAGGAATTATTTGTTCAAAGTATTCTGTTTTAAAAATATCATCAGCGTTTTTTGGTCTTATCCCGCTTTCTTTTATGATACCCTTAGCTTTCGCAGATTTTAAAAAACGTTCTCGTATTTTTTCAGGTTTACTATCAGGCATTGATCTAACGGTCCTAACCATTTCACCTCGCATAGCTAGATTTATTCCTTGGTCCTCTAAAATATTAGTCCAAGCTCTAAAATCTGGAGTGGTTTGAATTGTGTCTATTTGATTACTCTTATTCTTATTAGCAAGATCTGCTAACTCTTTAGAATAATCTGATTGGATTCTACCTACGTTTAAAATTTTATCGCCTTCTTTAAAACCTTTAAGGCTGGTTCCTGCTATAGAATCAGGTATTGTTAAATCAATCTTTGCATCAAAAACGTAGTGAGGACTATGTGTGTCTGAACGAGCATAATGTGAACCTTTTCCCTGTCTTTCTAACCCTCTAATGTGATAAGTTGACTCTACTTCATCTACAGGATTATTAATATTGCTATCTCTTAGCCTGCCTTTTGCTTCTAACTCATAACGACTTACAAATTTTTGCTCTAATGCCCCAGTTCTTTGATTTGAATAAATATATTCGGCTAGCCTTTGTCTAGTAATTCTGCCCTGAGGATTCCTAATCTCTAATTCACTTAAAAGTTTTGGATGTATCTCACCCGTCTCATCAATAATATTTAAAAGTCTTAGCTCGCCTTTCGGTACTCCACCTTTTTCAAGCGCGTTAACAAACGCTACGGCTTTACCTTGATTCGGTAAATTTTTATTGTAATTAATAAACTTTGCAGCTTTGGAAGTTAAGCCCATATTTTCTTTTGACCTTGTACCTTGATAGACCAAATCATTTACACCAAGAGGTTTAAATTCTTCAACTTTAGGTACAGGTAAGTCTTTTTTAGGCTCTTCTTTGAATTCTTTTTTATCTACCTTAACTTTTGCTTCAGGTACGTCTGGAGCTTTAACAACTGATTTAGCTGTTTTAGCAGTACGAAATAGTCTAAATATCGGTAATAAACTAATCGCACTAAGACCAGACAGACCGTAATTACCTAAGGCTCCAAGGAAATCTTTTTCTTCTATATTTTTAGCACCTCTAGCGCCAAACTCACCCACCTCATAAACTGCAAGTGCATCTCCAATACCAGGAGATACGCTGATAGCTATTTGATCTACGATTGGAAGTTCTTCAAACTCACGATATGCCTCACGAATATTACCTTCGGACGCTGCGGTTTTAAGTTTTTCTAATACTTCTGCTCTGGTAGCCATTAAAATAAGTCAGGTTGGTAGCCTTCTAGCTGTTCTAAGATTCTTTTCTCATCTGCACTCAAACGATTGTATTTTTCAACAGATTTATTCATTAGTTTGGTTCCTTGCGGTTCTCCTACTCTAACTTCTGCTTTGCCTCTTTGAAAATCTAACTGAGCCTGACGTTTTTGCTGTCTGATTCTTTGTAAACCTTCATACAATCTTTTTGCCTTGGTTGCAGACAATCCTAGTTTAACAAGAGGACCCCCTGCTAATGAAGCATAATCTACAGGATTTGTTGGATCGAAAAAGATATCGGTAACATCTTTTACTGAAATGGATTCTTGTGGAGGGTTATTTAGTTTTTTTTTTCGAGTTCTTGTAAGAATTCGTCAAGAGCATCTCGTTGCTGCATTTGCATATCTTCTCTTATATCTTCTCTATAAAAAGATGCATTTGGTTTTCCACCACGCAATTTTTTTAGTTGAATCAAGCGAGTTACTTTTTCTGGTGCCAAAGATTTTGGACCTCTTCTTGAAGCTCTTCTTCTGCTTTCATCTATTATCCTTGCTCTTCCCATATCAATACTATCTTTAACAGCAGACATATAATCATCAGCGTACTGTTGATCTCCTGCAATATTCGATAGTTTGATGCGTTCAAACAAAAGATCATTCATCTCATCACCAATCATGTCGATAGCATCTCGATCATTATTCATTTGGGCTTGCTCTAGTTCGAGATCTAGTTCGTCAAGTTGTGCGTCTATACCAAAAATTCTTTGTTCTGGATTAGCATTTAGAAAATCAACTACATCTGCATCTCTACCTTGTGACATCATCATTCTAGGTCGATCTAGGGTGCCGTAGTTAAGACTAGGGAGACCTTTGCTTCTTGGACCCATCTTAGGAGGTAAAGCTTCTGGCTTTCTCATAGGCATAGGTTGAACAGGGGCAACGGGTGCCATTTTCATCCTTGTTCTTTGTTTTAGGTCTTTGAAAAATCCCATAAGAAAACTATATCTTAATTAAATTGTAAAACCAAGAGCGCCTTCGCCCATTCCAAACATTTCTTCTGCTAGCTCTAATTCGTCAAGAGTCATACCGATTTGCTGTAAAAACTCTTCAACCTCTTCTTCAGTAGCACCTTCAGCTAGCATTTGTTCTACAATTTTTTTAATTTGCATGAGGGCTTGTTTAGCTTCTTCTTTCTCAGATTCAGATAGGCCGTCTATTGTTTGTTGCAATTGAGTTGGTAAAGTTTGGGCTGGCGGAGTCCCTTGCATCATGTTCTGAGGATCCATTACTGGTGCAATCTCCATACCCATCATTTCATCTTCCATATTTCTTTCCCTTGGTGGTTTTGGCAGATCCTTTTTTTAGGGGAGTAAAAGAAGAATATACAGTCTTCGGACCTGCCTTAACCGTTGTTTGTAAAGATTGTAACACCACCCTAAGAGAAATGTAAAAAAAATGGTTTTTGTTTGTGTGAGTTCTTGTCCTTGTGTGTGTATATACTGCCTTGCAATTTTTTTGTCCCCCCCGCATCTCCCAGCCCGATACCCGATCCGAAAACGCTGGACAAAAAGAGTCCCATAAAAAAAGGGGCTTGCGCCCCTCTCTCCTCGTAAGTTGTTTGTTTACTTTATTAAGTCCTCTTCGATAAAGAACTTCACATGCACGAATCCACCTTGCATACTTGAAATCGTATATTTGTACGTACAAGTCTCAAGCCATTCTAGGAATGACTTGAGGTTTTGAACTTGAATGCTTGCACTCATGACTGATCGTCAAGACGATTAAGTGCATTACGGTCATAACGCAAGTCCGCAGGCACTAATTGTTCTACAACAGATTGCGCAGAGTTTTGGCTAAGTGATGCCAAGCTTGTATTAAGCTCGCCATTTCTTATGACCTGCACACCATTAATAATCAAGCTAGTGCAGTTTGTTTCAATAGCTTGACCAAACGGCTGATCGCCCTCTTCGATATTAGCGTTAGCTTGATATAGATTTATTTGTAATTTCATTTTGACCTCCTAATAGTCATTTGTTTATTGTTCTATCTTAGCAAATGGTTACTAAATGTAAACCCCTAAAAATAAATTAGTGCATGTTTTTTTTCACGC